CTGAATACCATGTCGGCCTTTGCCGGAATGCAGCCGGAAATGCTGATTGATGTCGAGACTTTCATCTCTGCGGATCAGATACTTGTGAAATGGCTTATTGACCGTCTGATGGCTGAAGATACCGGCGCAATGCTGGATCGCGTCACGATTCCGGAGCTCTGCGAGAAGCGGATGAAGATGCATTTCGGAAAGCGGACAAAAAAGACTTATCAGCTGCTTCTGAGTGCATATCATCTGATCATAGTTGCCAACTACAGCTGTCCAGATGGGTTCAAGAATGTCATCAAGCAGTATCTGGCGAAGGATTACCAGATTGATCAGGAGTATCGGAAATTCTATTACAGCTTTGACCAGATCGAGGATACGGGAGCTTTTGAAGGCCTCCGCACTCTGATCGAGAACATCTATACCAATGAGTACCTGGGCAAGATCATGCCCAAGTGGAACGAGGGTATTCAGGAAACCGGCGCACTTCAGGAAATGCCTTTGCAGCGCAATTTCTATAATCGCTATCTGCGCAACGCAAAAGAGCGCACGGTTGTGATCATTTCGGATGCGATGCGATATGAGGTCGGTCAAGAACTGTTCAAGCGAATGCTGGATGACCCGAAGTGTACCGCAAAAATGGAGGCACAACTTTCTGTCCTGCCGTCCTATACAAGACTTGGCATGGCCGCCCTGCTGCCTCATAAATCTATGACCATGACGGATGATTTCCGGGTGCTGGTGGATGATGTCCTGTGTAATGATCTTTCCGGCAGACAGACTGTGCTGCAGAAACATCAGGCGAACGGTGTGTGCGTGCAGTTCGATGATATCAAGGGGTTAAAGAAAAATGACCTGCGGGATATCTTCACAGGTATGCAGGTGGTTTATGTGTATCATAACCAGATTGACGCTCGTGGAGATAAGGCTACGACCGAGGATGAAGTATTTGTGGCGTGTCAGGAAGCGATTGCGGAGATTATGGATTTGATCCGGAAGATCTCTACCAATGCGAATACATACCGGTTCATCATAACGTCCGATCATGGCTTTATCTATAAGCGGGATAAGCTTTCTGAAAGTGACAAGATCGGTGCCATCAATGATAAGAAAGCCTTTATCAACAGGCGCTTTATCGTGGCGCAGGAAGCTGTCGTGGATGAGGGCGTCCAGAGCCTGTCCATGGGGCTGATTCTGGATAATGATGATACCAAGCAGGTATCCTTCCCTGTCAGCAGTAATGTGTTCAAGGTGGCCGGCGGCGGGCAGAACTTTGTCCACGGCGGATCATCCCCGCAGGAAATGCTCGTTCCGGTGCTGGATATCAAGATGGAACGCGGTCACATGGAAACAAGACCTGCGCAGATCGCTTTGGTCAGTATCGTACAGAAGATCACGAACCTGATTACAACCATGGACTTTATCCAGACGGATGCCGTCAGCGATACCGTGAAGAAGACGACGTACAAGATGTATTTCGTCTCGGAGGATAACGAGAAGATTTCCAACGAAAATATCTATATCGCTGACAGCCGTGACGCCGATCCGCAGAAGCGTATCTTCCGTATGCGGTTCACATTTAAGAATAAGAAATACGATAAGAACAAGCAGTATTACCTTGTCGTATATGATGATGCTACTGGAATTGAGGCGTTCCGTCACCCGGTCATTATGGACCTGGCGTTTTCGGATGATTTTGGCTTCAACTTCTGATAGATAGAACGGAGGCAAGAGTATGTCGGAATTCTTTGAGACCGATGACAGAAGAACTGTCCTGAAGAATAAGCTCCGTCAGTATTTTGACGGGAAGATCGTGCGGAAAGATCTGACGAAGAAGATCAAAGAAGGAGCCAACGTTCCAGTGTATGTGCTGGAGTTCCTTCTCGGTCAGTATTGCAGTTCAGACGATCCAGAGATCATTGAGCAAGGTGTTGAGAATGTAAAGCGCATCCTTGCCGATAATTTCGTGCGGCCTGATGAGGCTCAGAAGATCCTGTCTGTCCTTCGCCAGCGTGGCAGCCACACTGTTATTGATATGATCACGGTGAACCTGGACATTAAACATGACTGCTATGTCTCCGATTTCTCTAACCTTGGCTTGAAAGGTATTCCGATTGACGAGGAATACCCAACAAAGTATGATCGTTTACTTTGCGGTGGTATTTGGTGCATTGTGCAGCTGGACTATGAGTTCATCGAAGAAGAACGGAATGGAACTCCGATTCATATCCGTAAGCTGACTCCGATCCAGATGCCCCATGTGGATATCAATGAACTGAAAGAAGGCCGGAAAGCCTTCTCCAAAGAGGAATGGATCGATGTATTGCTACGTTCCATTGGTATGGAACCGGACGAATTGGAGTACCGTGAGAAATGGCTGCTTCTGACCAGAATGCTGCCACTTATTGAGAATAACTTCAATCTGTGCGAGCTTGGCCCAAGGAGCACGGGCAAATCTCATCTGTATAAAGAAATATCTCCGAACAGCATACTGGTTTCCGGCGGACAAACCACCGTTGCCAACCTGTTCTATAACATGGCAAGGAAGCAGGTGGGGCTTGTCGGCCTTTGGGACTGTGTAGCGTTTGATGAGGTTGCCGGGATTCATTTTAAGGATAAAGACGGCGTGCAGATCATGAAAGACTACATGGCATCCGGTTCCTTTGCCCGCGGCAAGGAAGAAAAGGCCGCTTCTGCATCCATGGTCTTTGTCGGAAACATAAATCAGAGTGTGGATGTCCTTCTGAAAACCAGCAGCCTGTTTGATCCGTTCCCACCTGAAATGGGTACAGATACGGCGTTCCTGGATCGTATGCATTGCTATATTCCCGGTTGGGAAATTCCGAAGTTCCGTCCGGAACACTTCACGGATGACTATGGCTTCATCACGGACTATCTGTCAGAGTTCATCCGTGAGCTGCGGAAAGAACAGTACGGAGACGCTTTAGACAAGTATTTCCGCTTGGGCAAGAACCTGAACCAGAGAGATACCATTGCTGTCCGGAAGATGGTGGATGCCTATGTGAAACTACTCTATCCGGATGGCGTGTTCGACAAAGAACAGATCGAAGAGATTCTGACGATTGCGCTTGAGATGCGCCGTCGTGTGAAGGAGCAGCTGAAGAAACTCGGAGGCATGGAGTTCTATGATGTGAACTTCTCCTACATCGACAATGATTCCTTTGAGGAGCATTACGTTTCCGTGCCGGAACAGGGCGGCGGAAAGCTGATCCCTGAAGGGATGTGCAATCCTGGACAGGTCTATACCGTTTCCCGTGGAAAGTCCGGCATGATCGGCGTGTTCCGTCTGGAATCGCAGATGCTTCCGGGCAATGGCAAGTTTGACCGTACCGGCCTCGGTTCGGATCGGGAGTGCAGGGAGGCTTCAAATACAGCATTCAGCTTCCTGAAAGCAAACGGGAACAGGATCAGCGGCAGCATCAGCACAACCACAAAGGATTACATCGTAAACTATCAGGATTTACAGGGCATTGGGATGACCAACAAGCTGGCGTTGCCGACGTTGATCGCACTCAGCTCTATTGCTCTGAGTAAACCGACCGTAAGCTCTCTGGCCATCCTGGGCGAGATCAGTATCAGCGGAACCATAATCAAGGTAGATGAGCTTGCAAATGCACTGCAAGTCTGCCTGGATTCCGGCGCGAAGAAGGTATTGCTGCCGATCACTTCTGCCGGTGATCTTGGTACAGTTCCCGCAGAACTGGTCGGATGCTTTAACCTGATTTTCTATAGCAGCGCCGAGGACGCGGTGTATAAGGCACTGGGAGTGGAATGAGGAGTTTTATGAAGGTTGTTGAATCTGGATATAAAATTGATTTGCACATACACTCCGTCTATTCTCGGGCGAAGGACAAAGGAAAAGTGGCCTTCAACACGATAGAAAACGTTGGCGTTCTGGCTGAGAAGCTTAACGCCAATGGTGTTCAAATGTGCGCAATTACAGACCATGATGCGTTTAGCTTTGACATGTACAAAGCATTAAAAGCCTATGAGAATGACGAAAACAACTCTGTAATCAAGGTCTTTCCGGGCGTTGAATTTTCAGTAGAGTTTGTCGGAGAAAAAGGGCCTACCGTCCTGCATGTTATTGCTATTTTCAATGATGATGACGAAAAAAAGATCAGTGAGATAGATGGTCATCTTACTGATTCAAATGGTCATATTGAATATGACAGGGATTCCGCTTTTTCCGAGGAGAAGTTTCTTGCAATATTGAGAAATATTGATTTGGATACAGTTCTTATAGTGCATCAGAAAAGCACATTGTCTACTGCAAGACCATACAAAAATGACGCACGGACTGTCGGCGAAGAGAAATTTCGAGAATTTGTGTTCACGGATTATTTTGAGGCCTTTGAGTTTAAGAATCGTAAGAACGAGGTGTTCAATAAAAACTTTCTGAATACCCAGGATATGACGGAAGACATAAGGTTCATAACAGGCTCCGATTGCCATGATTGGCGCTATTATCCGAAGGAGACTGAGCAAGACAATGTGGATTTTGTCTATACATATGTGAAATGCTTGCCGTGCTTCAGAGGATTAGTTATGGCAATAACGGATCACAGAAGGATAAAGACAGTAAATAGTTTCTTTAATCCATCCGAAACCTATACAAAAAGCATTCAAATCACGATAGATGGCGTGAAATATGATATTCCCCTGTCAAGAGGCATAAATGTCATAATCGGTGATAACTCAATAGGTAAATCTTTGCTCCTGCACAAGCTGACAGAGTATAGAAAACAGCAAGATGGTCCGCTTACCAAAACAGTAACTAAAGGGTATGACAAATATCTCAAAAAGCACAGCATAGAGGTGGAAACCGTAATTCCTTCAACGGAAGTATTTGCATTTGATATGCAGGGCGAGATACGTGACAAGTTTGAACAGGAAAAGATAAAGTCTGATGACTTCCTTAAACCATATTATCCAGCAGCGATAAAGGCAGGGGCATATAAAGAAAAAATACAGCGGAAACTGAACGTCATATTCTCATATTTGGAAGAGAAATTTGCGATAGAGCTTCTGGAAGCGCAACTCGGCAGATTTAAGATTCTTGATGCTGATATTGATCAGGCAGAGAGTATAACGTTTGTAGGGTCTGTTTCCAAGAACAACCGACAGGTAGAGGGCTTCAGCAATATCAGTGGTGATCTGGACAATGTAATAGAACAGATTGAGACAATAATGGGCAGTTCCTGGCTCGACCCGGAAGACAAAAAGCAGTTGGCAGAAATGGTCACGCAGCTGCGTTCTATGTCCATAAACTATATCAGGAAAAAGAAACGTGCAGAACGAGAGAACACAAAGATTGCTCTGTTTCAGAATGCTGTGGCAAAGTTTAAGCAGAAATACCAATCATCTGTTTCTGATACGCAAAAGAAGCTATCAACCTACAGTGAAAGCGTTGATTCTGCGGCGGAAGCCATTGTCAATATCATAAGAAAAAGGCAAAGCATAACTATTCCTGATTTCAGCATTGATAAAGAATCTATCCAAATCCAAACTGAGCGCGTTCATGATTATGAGTTTAATAGCCGGCTCGGAATAACGGAAATAGATGAGGAGTACATTAGAAATCTCTTCACGTCTGAATTAAAAAAGGGCACACAAAAATCTGTCCTTGAGATGAATCAGGAGGAATTGGCTGAAAGACTCTCCTATTTTACAGGAGCTCCATCAGAGGCATTAACTGAGTTAAAAACGAGAATACAAAGTAAATTGGACGAAGATCTTGCAAGTAAATTTACGATAACACAAGCAGGTAGAGATCGTACTCAGGAATTGTCTGCCGGATTGGATGCCCAAATCTATTTTGATATTTTGTCGTATGAGACAAGCCATGATGGAATGTACATTATCGATCAGCCTGAAGACAATATCTCTCAGAAGGCTATAAGAGACTATTTGCTCGACAGATTTAAGATCATGGGTGAACACAGACAGGTTTTAATGGTTACGCATCGTCCGCAGTTTATTGTCAATTTGGATGTGGATAATGTCATCTTTATTGGAAAAGAAGGGGATAAAATCTACATTCAATCAGGGGCCCTTGAGTATCGGGACGAGGAATACAATATCCTTGATATAATCTCAGATCATATTGAAGGTGGATTAGATACATTAAGAAGGAGATGGAAACGATATGAAAAGAACACTTCAGTTTAATAACACTGATGCAGGATACGCCTGTTTTGAAAACGGCGAGAAGGTTTTTGAGATATCGAAAACGGATCTCCAGTTTGATGTAAAGACTTTTTATCAGGCTTTCTACAGCGAAGATAAAGATTTCGAAGATATTGAGGTTGAGAACTGTATCCCGGACGACAAGAATGCAAGGCGTGTTTATGAATGCATTGTCCAGCTAATGGCTAAAATAAAGGATAAGCTTGCGGAACTGCCGGATGATACAGAAGATATTTTGCAAGAACAATAAAACGAGGGTTAGCATGGTTGGGAAATACAAAGTGATTACCCTCTGCGGAAGCACTCGCTTCAAGAATGAGTTCATGGAAACACAAAAGCGGCTAACGCTGGAAGGCAATATTGTGATCAGCGTCGGCCTCTTCGGTCATTCCGGGGATAACGAAGTCTGGGAAAACATGGACGAGGGTACTCTGACGAAAACAAAAGAGATGCTGGATGATATGCACAAGCGCAAGATTGACATGGCTGATGAGATATTTGTCATCAATGTCGGCGGTTATATCGGCTCCAGTACACGATCAGAGATTGATCATGCTGTGGCTACTGGGAAACCGGTGCATTATCTGGAAGGAATTCAGGAATAGAAAGCGAGGCAGCATTATACAGCTATGCCTATGAAACAGCCTAAGAAAAAAGAATATGAGGAGTTCCAGCAGTACCTCTATAACAAGGCGCACGGCTATATCTGGACGCCGGACACACTGGAGTTGATCTGCAGCGTAAACGACAACGACTCAGAGCGGATTGGTAAGCAGATTCTTGAAATGCGGGGGAAGCTGCGGAATGAGCATGTTGTCCACATGACGAGCGATAAACACAAAAGCTATGTGATCCGCAGTCTCCGCAGGGACGAGACCGATCTGCTGAAGGACTTCCTGTATGAAGCGATCTTTATACCGAAAGGCATGGAGCCTCCGGCGTGGGACATCATTGAGAAGCCGGAACTGCGCGGGTACACCGATGATTTCGGCACTCGGAAGGGTGACAACTGCCTTGTGGCGGATTTCGGCGGCAAAGTGGTCGGTGCGGTCTGGACGCGGATCATGGATGATTACGGCCATGTGGATGATGATACGCCGTCCTTTGCGATATCGCTGTACAAGGAATACCGCAGGCAGGGTATCGGATCACAGCTTATGGTAAAGATGCTCGAACTGCTGAAGTGGCAGGGCTATGAGCGGGCATCCCTGGCAGTGCAGAAAGCAAACTATGCCGTGAAGATGTACACAGACCTTGGATTCAAGACGGTCAGCGAGAACGCCGAAGAATACATCATGGTGTGTGAACTGTAAATCGTATTTGAGGAGAAGAAATCAAGTCTCATCACCGGTAAACCAACGGTCGATTGCTCCGGCGCTTCCCGGATGATATTGTTTTGCGCGGGAGGTGCATACAGGTGAAACAATCTACACTCGGAACCTATATCCGCTCCCTTCGGACACAGAATCACATGACACAGGGTCAGCTTGCCGAGAAGCTGAACGTCACTGATAAAGCTGTTTCGAAATGGGAGCGCGATTTGTCTTACCCGGATATCGCCCTGTTTCCGAAGCTGGCAGATATACTGGGGGTACACGTGAACGATCTTCTGCGGGAATGCGTTGATGAAGGCCAGCCGTCGAGGCTGGTGCAGATATTCGAGATGTCGCAGGATATCCGCACGCCGCTGCATATTATCCTCGGCTGCGCTGATATGGCGGTGAACCATTATGATGATAAGGAGTTGGTTCTCCGATACCTGCAAAGCATCCGCATTTCCGGAGAGTATCTTCTGAAATCAATCGACTGCATCTCACAGGTTATGAACCGGATGCAGAATGGTGCGAACAATACATGCTTTGAGCATCTGGGCAAACTGGAGAAGCATATTCAGGAGCTTTCCGCATTCCATCAAAAGTATTTTGATTCCTACGATTTCTCCGGGAAGAGAATCCTGGTCGCGGAGGACATGGAGATCAACCGCGAGATCGCCAGGGAAATGCTGCGGCAGACCGGCGCGGTGATTGAGTTTGCGGTTGACGGTCAGGACTGCGTGGAGAAGGTGAAGGCTAATCCGGCAGATTATTATGATCTGATCCTGATGGACATTTCGATGCCGAACATGGACGGCATTGAGGCTGCAAGGATGATCCGGGCGCTTGAGGACAGAACGAAAGCTTCTGTCCCTATTATTGCGGTATCGGCCAATGTGCAGGAAAAAGACAGAAATGCTGCGTTGGAAGCCGGAATGGATGGTTTCACAGAGAAGCCGATCTTCGTGGACAAGCTTTTTGAGGCAATGAAACAGTATCTGTCAGAGGATTCCTGACATGATTCCTGTGATCATAAGAAAACACAGAAAGGTCAAAATGGTAACGTAAATGGTGAGTGTCAAGGGCTGCCGGAAGGTGGAAAGGAAAAAATTTTTGACGTAGCGAAAGCGTATAACAACAGATCAATCGGAGGCTCGGAGCAAAGGGATCCACTTCCCTGTCCCCGAGCCTTTTACGTGTCAGTAGAGAACGCGGCACCGGGAAATAGCATTGACTGTGGATCAACATACAGAAATTTTTCAAAAAGTAATGTTGGCAACACGATAAATGAAAAGAGCCGTGCTGGCCGCGTGTTCTATCTCCCAGCTTTACTTTGTACAATTCTGGTACAAGACGGAAAGGAGGGAGATGCCGATGCTTTATAAAAACGACACGATTGACAATGCATCCATAGGCTCCTTTATCCGTTCCGCAAGAAAGATGAAAGGGTTTACCCAGGAATCACTGGCGCAGGCTTTGACTATAGATTCAAAGTATCTCAGCCAGGTGGAACGTGGGGTATCCTTACCTTCCTATCCTCTGATGGTCGCCATCAGCGATACATTGAAGGTCAGCATGGAATTCCTCACCAGAGGAGTCGAAGGATCAAGTAAATCGGTCGATAAGGAAACGCTGTTCTGCATTCCGGAGGCGAAAGGATTAACGGAGGATGAGTATCAGTTCATAGAAAAGTCTATGAAGGACTTGATAAAGAATCTAAAGAAGAGAAAATCATAACATATCGCACGGAATGAAGAGCTATCGGGTTCAGCAAATCACAGAATTGTCCTGATAGCAGATAATGAAGAAACGTCCGCAAAGCTATCAGGCTTTTTTGAGGCATGGTAGTTTTGCGGGTTTTTTGTATCTTTACGCCATGATAACCAGGAGACGGCTGAAAGGAGGTTCAGGTCATGTTAAAGGAGTTATTATCGAGAAAGAAGAAGGACGATTCTTCATCAGAGAAACGGACCGGGAATTTCCGAGAGGTTCCCGAAGAGGACATGCTGCGTTATGAATTCCAGGATCTTCTGTTCCAAATCATTTTCAAAACAGAGACCGCGCTTCATAACGAAGAAGATCCCCTGGAGATTGCAATCGGCGTTATGAAAGCAGCCTGTGAACTCTACGATGCTGACTGGTGCGGGATTTTGACAGCTGATCTTCAGACGCAGGTATTCATACCGGAAATCTGGTATGAAGTCGGTCTCGGTCCGATGAAGGAAACGCTGTTCAACGAGGTGGAGTTCACAGAAGAATTTGCGACATGGGTGAAGCACCTGATGGATCAGGAGCCGCTGGTCATCCCGGACATTGAGGCGATCCGGAAAACGAATCCGAAGGAATATGAGGCGTATAAGAGGCTGGATGCGCGGTCTATCGTCGGTGTTCCTTTCGGTCAGCATCCGTTGGGCTTCATGGTCGTCCGTAATGTAAAGCGTTATGCGGAGCAATATCAGCCGCTTCAGCTGGCTTGCTTCGTAGCAATGATGATGCTGGAACAGATCAGGCGTGCCAGAATGGAAAAAGTCATGTATGTGGAGGAACCGGATGACGGCAAGTTCCATATCCGTTACAACATCCTCGGCCCGCACAACATGGTGATCAAAGGGCATGAGGTCTGCGAACAGGATTTGCCGCATCCGAACCGCCGCGCATGGATCGTCATGCTGTATATGGTGCTGCATAAGATTCCGGTAGATCAGCAGAGGCTGATTGAAGAAAACTGGCCGGATGAACCGGAAAGCACCGCAAGGAACAATATCCGTCAGGCAATTTTCCGGATGCACAATGACCTCGCCGCTTATCACGATGTAAAGGTCATTGATGCCCGGAATAAGATGCTGGCATTTTCCGATGATGTAAAGGTCACGACGGATGCACAGGAGCTGGAGGAAATTTACCAGCGGACAAGGAAGATGCCGGACGGCAACGACAAGCTGATGTTGCTGGAAAAAGCGTTTTCCCTTTATCGCGGCAGACTCTTTGTTCAGGGCGAGGCAGATATCGGCACATGGCTGTACACCTATACATCTCATTACAATCAGCTTTATGTCGATATCACATCCGAGATGCTTGCGCTCCTTGGGCGTAATAAGGATTACCGCTGTATCATGGAGCTGGGCCCGCGGGCGCTGGAGATCGAACCGGGCATTCAGGCAGCGTATTACTGGGTCATTATCGCAGCCGACAACATGGGAAACAGCGTGGCAAGGGAGCAATTCCTGAAGAAAGCACAGGAGGAACTGATCGAGGAGGAATACGAAAGGCTGACGGAGCTGCTGACGCTCCAAAAACATTGAAATCGGTCTGAAATCCCGTGTAACAGGAATGTAACAGCTACGGTAACAGCAAAGTAACAGGATCGGAAAAAATTTTTTCAAGTAACAGGATTGTAGCGGTCTGTGTAGCAGGCTGAGTCACAGCCACTGAGTAGAGTGTCCGATGCAAAAACAAAATGCATCGGAAAGGACATCTTCTTGGTGACTTGGTATGGAAATTGAAAACCTGCCGGAGGCGGTTGTTTTTGCAGAGTATTGCAGAAGCAACCGCCTCTTATTTTTTTGCCCTTTTGCAGGGCTTCATTGTCGGTCTCCTCCGGTTTCGAGGTTTGCGGACAAAACACAAATCTCAAACGAAATCGGAGGAAAAACATGAGAACAACAAGATTCAATATGAAGGACTTTGGAACGAGGCTCCGCAAGCTGAGACAGGCCTGCGGTATGACGCAGGAGGAGTTCTGCGACAAGATCGGCATCAGCGACACGCACTACCGGAAGATCGAAGCTGGCAGCCGTACCGGATCGCTGGAGCTGATCGTTGAGATGGCGGAATACTTCCATGTGAGCCTGGATTATCTGCTGCTCGGAGAGATGGAATCCAACAGCAAGGCCAAAAAGGATATCCTGGCCGTCATTGAAAGCCTGACAAAAATCGCACGGGAACTGTGAACCGGTCATATAAAGGACGGTGACCGGTCGCTTGAGGCGCTAAAATTCACGATTCACTGGCCCTAAAATTTGTGCCGTAGGAGGGACATTCCCTCCTGCGGTACATGGGCTCTTTGAAAAGTGAATATGCATTCATCAGATACTTCCCCGTGCGGGTGCGAAAGCGCCAGCCAGTTGAACCATGCGCATTGACGCCGCAAGGCAGAGCGAGAAACATGCCGTTCATAAATGCAGGATCGCTACCTGCAAGGCCGTGAAACGCACGGGTACAATGGTACTTCTGTCCAGCCACAGCCCCGGGTGGAACCGGGATCACGCAATGGGGGCAGCTGCGGGAGATCCTCGCGGGGGTGAGAGGCCCATGGAGCGGAAAGCATTCCGCCATCTGATGACTTCCCGGATCACTGGGGTGTTGGGAACAAATAAGTGATACGAAGAAATAAACGTTACACCGCCGGTCGTCACTGGCCGGCGGTGATACATCAACATGATTTTGACAGAGAGGACAGCCAATGAAAGAGCAAGTTTACCGCAAGGGAGACGTTTTCCTTGCAGACCTTGGCATTCCTCACGGCTCCGAACAAGGCGGCAGGCGTCCGGTCGTGATCGTTCAGAACGACTACGGCCTGTTCTACGCTCCGACTGTGACCATGGTTCCGATGACAACGATATTGAAGAAACAAAGCCTGAAAACGCATTACGTTCTGAAGTATTCGGACTGCATCCGGTATCCTTCCATGGTCGAGGCCGAGCAGGTGAATACCATCGACAAGGACAGGATCATCCGCAAGATCGGCCGCTTGGACAAGCGTGATATCGCCGGGGTTGAGGAAGCTCTCAGGAATCACTTTGGCTTCGATATACCCGACTGTATCGAGGCTCCGTGAAGGAAGGACAGATCAAATGAGCATTGAGGAAATGAGAAGCGTCGATGTCCGGACGGTTCAGGCAGATCAGCTGGCAGACCGGCGCGGCATCGTCATTGACCAGAAGCTGCCGCGTAAGGAACGGCTGCGCCAGTATATCCGGCAGGTAAGAAATCCCTACTGCTACGTGGACGACGGCGTGATCGTAAAGGTCAGCTTCAGCAATACCAAAGAAACCATAGAGGACAGACTTGAGGCATATATCCGCAGCATGTAACGCGGCATTTGTCAAGCTTGTCGGCGGGGATATCGACATCCTCGCTTATACATAGAAAAAAGACTACTCTGGCGAGGAAAGGAGGATGGACATTATGACAGAAAAAGTTTGGAATGTCGCTGTATACTGCCGTTTGTCCCGCGATGACGGCGACAAAGCGGAAAGTAACTCCATCGGTAGCCAGAGGGATATTATCCGTGAGTTCCTTCGGGATCGCACAGATATGGTCATCGCCAGGGAATACGTCGATGACGGCTATTCGGGTGTGAACTTCGATCGCCCCGGCTTCAAGCAGATGATGGAGGATATCCGGCAGAAAAAGATCAACTGTATCGTCTGCAAGGATCTCTCACGTTTTGCCAGAAACTATATTGATTCCGGCAGATACCTGGAGAAAATCTTCCCGTTCATGGGCGTGCGATTCATTGCGATCAACGACAGCTATGACAGCAACGGAGAAAAAACGCAGGCGGATTCGCTAATCGTTCCGTTCAAGAACCTGATCAACGATGCGTACTGCAAGGACATTTCCATGAAGATCCGCACCCAGCTGGATATCAAGAGAAAGATGGGCGACTTCATCGGCGCGTTTGCCACCTACGGTTACCGGAAAGACCCGGAAAACAAGAACCGGTTGCTGGTGGACGAGGAAGCGGCGCAGGTCGTGGAGATGATCTTCAAGTACCGGCTTCAGGGAATGAGCAATACGAGGATTGCCGCAAAGCTCAATTCCATGGGCGTACTCAGCCCCATGGAATACAAGCGTTCAAAGGGAATGAAATACGGCTCCGGTTTCTGCACCAGTACGCAGGCAACATGGAACGCCGGTTCTGTGCAGCGTGTGCTGACCAACCGGATTTACCTTGGAACCCTGACACAACACAAGCGCGGGACACCGAATTACAAGGTCAAGAAGGAAGTCCATTACAGCGAGGATGACTGGATCACGGTGGAAGAAAACCATGACGCCATCATTAAGGAGACGGACTTCGAGACCGTACAGAGCCTGCTGGGGAAAGACATCCGGGTAGCCCCGGAAAAGGAAGCCAGCCATATCTTTGCCGGCTTCGTGTACTGCGGGGACTGTCTGCACGCCATGGCGCGGAAGGCGGTTCCTTCCCATGGCAAACGGTATTACTACTTCGTCTGCTCCACGAATAAGGCGAAACAGGGATGCAGCCCGCACAGCTTCAGCGAAAGCAAACTGGAGAAGATCGTCTTCCAGCTTGTCCGCGATCAGATCAATCTGGTCTGTGAGGTAGATGCAGTGCTGGACTATATCGCTTCCCTCCCGGAACAGCAGCGGAAAGTCTTCGACTACGACGCACAGCTGACCAGGCTGGAGGATGAAATCAAGCGGTATCAGGATTTGAAGCTGAATCTGTACAGCGACATGGCGGACGGCATGATTTCCAAAGAAGAATACCTGGAGTTCCGCAGCGGCTATGACCGTAGGATTCAGGAACGGCAGAAAGCCATGGTTCAGATCAAGGAAGAACGGCTGCTGACTGTGGAGAACGGTGAGCGGCATTCGGAATGGATTGACCTGTTCCGGCAGTATGAAAACATCACAGAGCTGCAACGGGCAGTCGTGGTGAATCTGATCGAGCGTATCGTAATTTACGACGCAAAGCACATCGAAGTGGTCTTTCGCTATCAGGATCAGCTGGATGAGGCAGTCCAATACATAGATCGCTACAAAGACATTCTCCCGGAGGAGGCATAAAGATGGGAAGAAGGAAAAGACAGACGTTTCTGGAGGAAACGCAGCCAGCGGTAAGCGCAGCTGCTCCGGAAATCATCCAATGGGAGACAGCGATCTATGCGCGGCTCTCCGTGGAAAACAGCAAGAAGGATGACGGCGGTGCGTCCATCGAGGAGCAGGTGGCTATCTGCCGGGAATATATCGACGAGCATCCGTATCTGCATCTTGCCGGGACATTTATCGACAACGGCTGGACAGGGACAAACATGAAGCGTCCGCAGTTCCAGAAGATGATCGAAGAAATCAAGGAAGGACGGATCAAGGCGCTTGTCATCAAGGATTTCTCCCGGTTTTCCCGTGACTACATCGAAGCGGGCAATCTGCTGGAGAATGTGTTCCCATTCTTCGGGGTGCGCTTCATCTCTGTATCCGACAATTACGACAGCTTTGAAACGGACGGTTCTGCTGAAAGTCTGCTGATCCCGCTGAAGAATCTAATCAACAGCTTCTATTCGCGGGACATGTCCAGAAAGGTATCAACCGCCGTTCACACGAAGCAGCTTGCCGCAGAGCATATCCCCAGCGCGATTCCTTACGGGTATCGCAAGTCAACGACGCAGGCATACCGCTTTGAGCCTGATCCGGAGACACGGGATGTGGTGACAAGGATTTTCAAGATGCGGCTGGACGGTATGGAGTTCTCTGCAATCGCCAGAAAGCTGAACGAGGAAGGGATTCCTTCGCCGGGGCATCTGCGCTGGCTGCGCGGTGTCAGCAAAGACCCGAAATATGAGCACGCCAAATGGAACTGCCCCTGCGTGAAGCAGATCTGCATGAATCCGACCTATACCGGCGACCTGGTATTCGGGCGGATGCCGACTGCGCTCTATCTGGGGCAGCCGGATTACCACTACGAATACGATGAAAGCAAGTGGCGCATCCTGAAGGATATGCATGAGCCGCTGATAGACCGGGGGACCTTTGAAATCCTGAAGGAGCGTCGGATCAAGCGTAATAAGGAATGGAACGACAAGCTGGAAGCTACGAAGGAATTCCGGGAGAACAACCAGCCGTTGTTCCATAAGATGATCTTCTGCGGCGACTGTGGCAGAGGTATGGGCTATCACAGAAGCATCAAACCCGGAAGCAAAAACGGCTCGTATCATTGCCAGAATTACTTCCTCAATGAGTGCAAGCATGGATTCCATACCATCGCTCAGACAAAGATCGTCGCGGTAGTGCAGCATGTGATTTCAGATCAGCTGCTCTTTGTGGCCGATTTCGATGCCCTGACAGCCCGGTTGAATCGTGGGGAGGAAACCGGCAGACAGATAGAGCTTCGGAATGAAGTGCAGAGCCTGTCGGTACAGATGAAGTCCCGGCAGGTAAAGCGGGAACGGCTTTATGAGGATTACAGCGACGGTATTCTGACTGCGGAAGAATACACGATGATGAAGCAGCACTTTGACGAGGAATATCAGCAGCTGAACCGCCAGCTGAACGCACTTCTGGTACAGCAGGCAAAGCTCAACAAGACCCTTTCCAGTGAGAATAAATGGCTGGAGAGTATGCGAAGCGTTATTGACGGCGGAGAGCTTACCAGAGAGCTGGTAGTGGCCATGGTTGAGAAGGTGCTGGTCTATGAGGACGCGGATCACATAAAACGGATCGAAGTGGTTCTCAAATACCAGGAAGAATTTGAAACGCTCCGTAGTGCCTGGGAGGAGCTGAAAGGAGAAGGTCAGGAATGAAGAAGATGTTCTTATACATCCGGTTGTCAGACGCTGATGACGATCTGAAAAACAAGACCGAAAGCAACAGTGTCGCCAACCAGAGGGCTTTGCTGTACCAGTACATCAAAACCCATGAAGAGCTCCGGCTCTATGAAGCGGTCGAGTTCGTGGACGACGGATTTTCTGGCACCAATGACCGCAGGCCGTCCTTTGAACGGATGATCGAAGCTCTCAAAAATGGAGAATCAAAGCTGGTGCTCTGCAAGGATTTCAGCCGGTTCTTCCGCGACTACGTTGAGATCGGTGATTATCTGGAGCGTATCTTCCCGTTCCTTGGCGTCCGCTTCATCTCCGTCAATGATGGCTATGACAGCGACGATTACAAGGGAACAACCGGCGGCATGGATGTAGTCATGCGCTATATCGTCTATTCCTATTACAGCCGTGATCTCTCACAGAAGATCAAGACAGTGCTGCGCTCCAGGATTAAGCATGGAGAATACATAGCCAGTCATGCTCCTTACGGGTATATCAAAGACACGGAGAATAAGCATAAGCTGATTCCTGATCCGGTGGCAGCGCCGGTAGTACAGAGAATCTTTGCGCTGGCTGTGTCAGGCAAGAATCTTGGGCAGATTGCCCGCATTCTGAATGAGGAACATGTGGAAACGCCTGCGGCGCATTTCGCAAGAATCCATCCTGAGAGCAGGAAGCATAAAAAGCGGTCTCCAAAACAGGATTGGGGCTCCTACTCCGTTCGGAATATCATCGAGCGTTTGGAATACACCGGGGCGAACGTGAGTTACAAACGGGATTATAAGAGCCTCAACCATCCTACAAGCAACAAAAAGGACAAAGAGGACTGGCTGATTATCCCGGATTGCAATGTCCCGCTGATCTCACAGGAAACCTATGAGAAAGCGCAGTCTGCGATTGCTGTAGGAAAATCATATACGCAGCGCAAACTGGATTATCCGCTCCGTTCATTACTTCGCTGCGGGGAATGCGAAAGAGCCATGGTACGGCATTCCAAGGCAAAGCGCATCTATTATCAGTGCGAGGCTTCCCGGTACTCTGCGGAAACGACATGTCCGCTGGGCGAGCGTTTCTATGAGGATGACCTGGAGAAAGCAGTGATTGGCAACCTTCGTCATATGCTGGGACTGCTGGTGGATCACGATAAGAAGATTCAGGAGGCGGCAGCCAAGACCAGAGGCTCCATGGACAACATGAAGCAGACGGTTCTCCGGCTGGAGAGCAAAATGAAGCGCAATCAGAGCGAACGTCTCGGCGCATATGAGCGCTATTCTGACGGCAGGATCGGCAGAGACGAATATCTGGCCGTGCGGGATAAGCTCACTGAGGAAAACGCGCAAATGCAGGCGCAGCTGACCGAACTTCAGGAAGGAATCGGGGCGTTGGAAGCAAAGACTGATCCGGAAATGGAGCTTTACGGCAGCGAGGCAAGGAATCTGCTGAAATCAGAGAACGTAACTAATGAGATGCTTCTGTTCTTCATTTCCAGAGTGAAGGTGTTCAGCAGCATGAGGATTGAGATCGAATACCGATTCAGCGACGAGCTAATGACGGAGCTGGGAGGTGGAGAAAATGGCTAAAATACGAGAAAGTTCAGGTATCCCGCCATAAGAAAAGTGGTGATGAGAATACCTGATCGGATATGTATTCCAAGGAGAGCAGACAGCTTTGCTGGGCTGCCCGTTGCTCTCCAAGGGGTACATATTTTTTTAGTCCTTGCATAGCACGAGCAAATCCACCATACTCCATTAAATGGAAGGGCGACAATGATCCTATTTTGATTAACGATCCCCGTTTTTCTCCAGCGGGAGTATTGGCTCCTAAATCCAAGGCAGATCTTGCTTTTATTATGCATAGTCTCTCTTGGCTTGCAACAAACGGAACAGCGGCTATCGTTTGTTTCCCCGGTGTAATGTACCGCGGAGGCGCTGAAAAGAAAATCAGGCAGTACCTGATTGATAATAACTATATCGACTGTATCATTCAGTTACCGGATAACTTGTTCTATGGTACCAGCATTGCTACCTGCATTATGGTGCTGAAGAAGTCTAAATCAGAAAATAGCACCTTATTTATCGATGCA